TATTCCCAGTCTGGTGGGTCACCAATTACACCTTGCTTGTCTGACACACGAATCTTGATCTTGGCACCGACAAAGGTTTCATCTGGGGCAAACAATATGCCGCCCATACTGTTATCAACCTCAAAGTACAGATCGAAAATACCAGAATTGGCTGGTGTACTTGCCGATCTTACTGGTAAATCAAGGTAACCATAGATGCGGTAATCTTCATCGTTATGATCAGAAATAACTGCAAAGAAAGGTGACCAAGCATATTGCTCACGGAAATATTGTTCAAATATTGGATACTGACTATAGTTTGGAATTTGCACAACCAAATGCACAAATACCATTCCTTCTGGTGCAGTACGAATATTCCAACTTTGTTTAGCGCGAGTATATGATTCAATACCAAGGATTACTGGTTTAGGGTATTTAGCAACTGGTAAGCTGCCAGAATCATCACCATAATAAGTCCAAACGTCAGTTTTTTGAGTATCCACAAAGCCAGCGTTTGCAGCACTTGTAGCTTCATAACGTAAAGCCATTTTGTATGTACCAGCGCCAACATACGGAATATCATAGTAAGTTGAACTAACTGGTATTGGTTGGTTAGCACTTGATCTATTTGGAGCCGAATGGTTCACATACGCTTCGTTATAAATCAAGCCAGTGTATGCTTGGAAGTTAGCCTGAGTAAATGCAAAACGAATACTCTTAGTCGGAGCATAATATTCAGCAGAAATAAACTTAGGTAAACCATTTTCCTGAGCTTTACCAAGCTGAACATTATCCATGATCAATGGTTCACCAGCTTCGCCAGCTTTGTTGAATGGTGTAATTTTCAACTTCAAACTGGTTGTTTCAGGGAAGGCTGGGGCCAAGACACCTTCTGTGTCATACAGCAAAGTCTCACGTGCTTCACCAGTTTCTTTATTTACCCAAGTCACTTTATATTTGTATGCAGGGTCAATGATATTGAACTTGATACCATAAGTCACTTGGCCTAAAGCATTTGATAAATCGCGGAGCCACAAGCGAACATCAAATGGTGTGCTTGGGATACGGTCACGTTTATAGGTCAAATCCAAACTGTTATATTTGAAATTAACCAAGCTTGGGTCATTAATGTTGTCAATGGCTTGGTACTTAATTGGTGCAACCAAAGCACCTTTAAAAGTAAACAATTCGCCTTGGGCAACATCTGCAGAATCGGCTTGCTCAATACTAAGGACACGGAAAATTTTAGGCTCTCCGTACACGCCCCCTGCTAGGCCAATTGGTGTTTCTGAAATTGTATTAAGGTACTGATTTACCTCAGCAACTTTTGTATTGTCAGTCATAACCAATTGGTGTGGGTTCAAGCTCATAACAGGTACACTTAAAACACCATCTAAGGTATGCATGTACATGGTGTAAGTTTGGTTTGCACCCATTTCAACAAGAGCATCACGCAAGGTTACTGTGCGAGTTTCATTGTCATAGCTGACGATACGAGTGCCTAAACCCCAGTCCATTTCCTTATCGAAAATGTAGAAATTATCATATAAATCAACAACATGCCCTAACCGTGGTTGTGAGAATGTCGTGAAAGTATTTTCCTCTTTGTTGGTGTACATCAAGTAAACTGCTTGACGGATAGCTTCACTTAAATTGGTTGCACCAACTGCTTGGAAAGCGTAAGGGATAATACCATTGACCGCTTGGCTTTCTTCATCCAGTAGAACACGACGGTCCTCTTGGTAATCATTTGAAGAATTGGCAAAAATCACACGCATAAAGTTATAGCGTGATGAAAGGTCCGAACGATAATAAGCCAAGCCAGTCTGGAATACAGTTTCTGAACTCACAAAAAATCTAGGCGCTTTTGGCTTGTCAATAAAGAAACGGAACACACCAAAAACTTCACGGCTGGTCGCATGGAATGAACCAAGAACATACTTCAAGTATTCGTCAATATCACGCTCAGCACCAACAGCTTCATTAAAAGTATGACGTGGCTTTAAGTTACCATCTAAGTCTGGTACTTTCTCGTCACAATACTTTATAGCTTCCATCAGGCTGGTGTTATCGACACGTAGCTGTGGCTCACTAGCTCTTTTACCCCAATCGCGGTTCATGATGATCTCACGCGCAATCAGAGCATTGTTATCTGTCCATGCGCGTTTAAAACGACCATCCCAGATGCCAGCCCAAGTTTTAGTGATCGGATTGTAATTCACTGGCACTTCACACATGAGTCCCATGATCTCAGCAGAAAAGTCAGGCACGTCGTCAAAACGGTCTGTATGCTGGGCCACAATCTGACAAATAGCAGTTTTTGGATAAGCCTTTTCTGCGTCAGTAATTACAGTGATACTTTCAAGACTAACTACCTTACCTGAGAATTTCTTTTCTTCGGATGTAAGCTCTTTACTGCGACGAACAACCTGAATTTCCCAGTCTTGATTAGTTTCTGAATCATCAAAAATTGGAATGTTTAATTCATACACATAACCTGCAGTGGTTTTACCAGTTAGAACAATCATTTCATTCTGGATTTGTGCAGTGGTAGTTCCTGTCGGGAGCTGTTCTAAATACTTTTCGTTAAGGTCAACAGTATATGCACGACGAATTGAACGAGCATAGCCGCCATTTTGATATTGAACTTCTGTTTCTGACGGAGTATCTAAGTTACCTAAGTCTTCGGAAACAATATTTTTAAGCTCTTTTAAAGTTTTTAATTCAAACTCGTACTGCTGAGCTTTAGTCATAGCATCAAAGTCAAGACCTTGATCTTTGGCAGCTTGACGAAGGGTAGCAACCTTACGCTTATATTGAATCAAAGTTTCTGTAGTTTCATTCACATAGCGCCAGTTAGTTTCCCCCACACGACGATATTTGATCTGAAAAATTACAGATGATTCATAAGTGTTTTGTCCATCACCAGCAAACAACTGGTTTACCAAGATACGCACATCCAAACTGGTAATGGCACCACGGTATTCTGCAGGTGTGATTACAGTACGAACAACGTCTGCAGGTAAAGATAAACCAAGTGTTGATGCAATTACTGAGGATTCACCACCAGAAAAATAGCGAATAGGTTGGTCATCCATATAACCATGGCGAAGATTCACAGCCACGTCTTGGAAGTTGTATTCCCCCGTTTCTGAAACTAAAGCAATATTGTTGATATAGAATGATTTCAAACCATTTTTTAATCCAAAAATGGTTCCTTCACACATACCAAATGCCAGCTCTACAATATCTTGGCTATATAAGTTATCGGCCGCAATCGTAGGGCTAGGCGGTTGTTTTTTCTTACCACCCATTTGGGTTCTCCATTAAAATTCTGAACCAGTACGGTACATGCCGTTGTCCACTTGATTTAACACTACCTTATCACCAGCTTGGACAAAACCATAATACTTATTCAAGTTCTGAGTTGGTAAGTTTTCATCAACTTTACCTTTGAAATATGGTGAATTGATTGGGTCATCAAGGCCACTATATTTACGAGATTCAACGTTAAAGCTGAACATGTGGAAACCGATTTTATAAGTACCAAACACGATCTGAATTGGTGTACCAACTTCACTTGTAGTTCGGGCACCAAAGGTACGTGAACTGAGGTTACCGTCGTTTTTGTTATCATTCTCTTTCGGTGTTGGTGCCAATAACTGCATAACCCCGACGATCATTAAACCAAAACCAACCTTGGCAACCATACCAGTAGCTGCTGCAGCAAAGGCACCATAAGCACCTGTATAAAGACCAGGGGCAAGGTAAGGGGCCACAACTGCGACAACAACCAAGACAACACCAATGACAATGTTTAACCAACCATTACCGCCACCAGCACCTTGATAAGTCAGTGGACTTACTTCATGTGCAGCCGCTGGAATAATGTCAAACACATGCTTTTCGTCAGCAATGGTAGGGTCATTTAATTCAAGCATTGTGTGCAACTGCTTAATACGGACTGGAACTGGTTGGATTTTCCCATTCTCAGGATGTTGCACGGCCAATAATTTTAAAGCATCCAACGGAGTAGATGCTTCGATATTTACACTTGCAGGGAAAAGATGCTGCAGGTCAGGATGAAATTTTAAGATCATGTAGGTTCTCTCATAACAAAGCCACGTCGGATATAATATTCTGCGAACTCATCTTTGCTATTATAGATTCGATGCCTATGATCTGGATACGCTAAAAAAGCAAAATAATCGTCCAGACTCAAATTAATATCGTTGCTCGGATGAGAATGCCAGAAGTAAGCTATCTGGTCCTTGTGCTTCTCAATTTCTGCTTCATCCATTGCAAAGAAATTTCGTGGGTCCTTATGAATGTTCGGCACTTCAATATGAGTGCCGTCCTTCAAAATAAATCCACAGCGTTCTGCTTCTGGACTCCAAAACTTACTCAACATATTTAGCCACCTTCTGGTAATTTGGCATTAAGTCAATCACGTTAAATTTTGGTACTGCTTGCTCAACATCACGGTGACGAGAAACCATTTGGATTCTACGTAGCCATGCTGGTGTCAAAGCATCCTCTCTTGGCTCACGATCAACCAGTTGGTGCAAGAACAAATTATTGCCAAGGTAAATACCCACGTGATTGATGGAGCTAAAGTGTACAGCCATACTAAGCACATCACCAGCTCTCATATCCTTTATATCGACGCTTGGTAAATGTTCCCAGTAATCTTCACTATAAATTTTTGCAAATAAATCTAAACGTGGGTCATAGAAATGTTTTGGACGTGCATAATTTGGTAAAGCAACACCACATGCACGTTCAAGGACCGTTGCTACAATGGAGTAGCAGTCAGATTCACCTTGAATATACGGAAGCGCAAGCAAATCTTTATACACATCATAAGGGATGTATTCCATAAAAATTTCCTATAAATCAAATATTTACGTGGAAGAACTCAGGCGGGTAATAACCGCGTGGCGGGAATCGCTGAGCTAAGTTGTCGCCTAAACGACGTAAAGTCAGAGATAGCTTTGTACCAATCATCGGAATCTGGTAAACCTTCCAAATATCAGTACGTACCACTTTACCCGTAGTTTCCACGTTAAATTCAGCTTCAAGTTGATAACGAGTAATCAAAGCCCCTTCCAATTTCCCAGACACGGCCAGTTTGTTGAACATGGAGTCAGGGTTTGCAAGGTCCACAGTTGGTCGGCTTTTCTCATCCGTTTGTGTTTGTAAGTCACCAGAGATTGCAAAATCTAGGTATGAATAGTCTTCATCCTGATATTTAAAATCAAAGGAGTCACAAATAAAAATATGCTGACCGTCGATCAGCTTTATTTTTAATAGATTAATCGTGGATTTTTGTTGGAGGGAATTGACCTCCAACAAATCCAATTCAGTAACATCACTCATGAATATCGCTCTTAGCTAACTGTTGATATGGTGATTCAACTAATGTTAATTCAATTGTTGGCAAGATACCAGAATTAGCCGCTGGCTTGGTTAAGGTTAATGGTTCCTTAAACCGAACTGGTATGATTTCACCAGCATATTCCCAATCGAATACTTTCTTCAAGCGATTTTGAATATAGAACACTTCAAGTAATGCAGCATTACGTTCAGGAAAATAGCTGAAACTAATTTCATCATTTGGCGTGGTGAAATACTGCAGACCTTCCACAGAAACTTTAATGGTTCTCAAAGGGGGTTTATTATCTTTGAAAATCATGTTGTAGTTGCCACCCAAAGGTGCTACCAAAGTGTCTTCACGATATTCCATTTCTACATCATAAAAACCGCAAGGGAATGGAATAGGACCTTCCATATTTTCAGTAGGGTCAAAGAAATAATCCGTGTCAATGATTTCAATCAAAGACACAGTGAAACCTTGGACACTAAAGCCATTTGGATTCTTTTTAGGTAAAACAATTGGCTGACCAAAACGGACCTTCATGTCACCATAAACTGGGTGAGGATAAACGAACGGTTTGTGCATTCCATGCTCTAAATAAAAAGCCTGCAGCTTAGAGTAGTTATACTCGTCTGGGCACTCGGTCAGGCCACCACCGTTGTAAAACAGAGTAGTGAACTCAAGCTCAAAGGTACGCAATGGCTTTACGCTTTGAGAAAAAACATAGTCCTGTGTACTGTTGTTTTTAATGTTGGCGTGAATGAATGGTTCCCGATAAGCTGTACCGAAATTATGATTTTCCCAGATAAACCGCTTTAAGGCAGGGTCAGTGATGACCCTACCTTTAAGGTTTTGACTAAAATCAAAAGTTTTAATTGGCATATTATTCGTTCGCAATCTGCTTGATTAAAGTTTTCAGCTCACCGCTACGAGTCAAGTTATCCGCGATAGTCACAATTACATCATTTTTACTTAATGACTTAGGTGCGCTATTTGGACTCACCACGTAAACGTTGGTGTTGCTTGGTGGTTTAGCAGGTGCCGCTGACTGCATGTTGATATTATACTTACTATTCACAACACCAGCAGGGTCTGCACGTAAATTTTCCAAGAAACCCATTCCGACTGTATCTGTTACATCTTTAGGTAACACATATTCGTCTGGTGAAAGCAACGCTGGAATAGTATCAACATTTGGCGCACCGTAACCTTTAACCATACCACCACGGCTATACATACCCCATGAACCACCAGATGGTAAGTCATAGTTCATGCCAGCAGATGGTGTTGCTGCAGATCGGCTTAAAGCATCACTTGAAGATACTGAACCCATACCTGCAGGGCTACCCATGGCACCCATCATCATACCTGCACCAATTTCAAGAACTGGTTGCAACCATGCCCACTTATTCTTCACCTGTTCAGGTGCGCTATAAGCTTGCTGACCATAGCGGGTTGCCGAAGCTGTACCAATCGCTTTTGCAATACCTTGGCCGATACCTGTGCCACCGATTAGGCCACCGTTACCATCTTCGCCAAACAACGCACCAGTGAATAACTGCATGAACTGTTGAGTTAAACGGTCCTGAATAACCTTCAACATGGTTTGCAAGATACTGTAACCGAAAGCCTTAAACGCATCTTTTGATTCACGGGAACCGCCAATCAAAATTTTGAAGAAGTCGTCAAAGCTGTCGGAAGCTTCCCAAGCTGTACTGATCAACTGGTTGAAAGCACCCTGAACACCGCCCAACACGTTTTCAATGTCAGCATATTTCTGGTTCTCAGAATCCATTTGACGCTGGTTTTTACCCACAATCGCACGGACAGTTTCACCGATACCAAATTGGCTTGGACGATAGTTACCATCAAGCTCTTTAAGGCGTTGCTCAGTTTCACGAAGCTTAGTTTTCCAGTCAATTAGCTCGGCACTTTGTTTAGTGAAATCTTCGGTCAGCTTGGTTTGCTGCTTTTTAATTTCAGTAACAGTAGCTTCACTAATTTCTTTATCACTAATCGCTTGTGCATTTTCAATTAGCTTAGCGGAAATCTCATCTTGCTGCGCTTGTGCTTCTGCAATTTTAGTCGTGATCTCATTAATGGCATCGTTATAAACCATACGACGAACTTCAAGGTCATTCAGTTCAACTTG